CACATTATCGATTCGATTGGAAAAACCGGTGGCGAAACTAGTAATTAAAGATTTACTTACTGGTGATGAGGCTAAGGATGAATTAGTACTATCAGTAAAAAAATTTCAATTATTAGAACAAAAAGTAGTATTAAAAGATAGTGTAATTTCTAATCTTAATGATCAAATTACTAATTTTAATTCTATGATTTTAACAAAAAATGATCAATTAAATTTATCTCAGGAATTATCTAAAAAATTAAAAAGGGATTTGCAAAAACAAAAGCTAAAAACTAAATTAGTAGGGTTAGCAGGTATTGGTGTGGCAGTTGGAATTTTAGTAATAGCTAAATAGTATGTCTGATTTAAAAAAAGTAATAAGATCTGAATATATAAAATGTGCTAAAGACCCAGTACATTTTATGAAAAAATACTGTTATATCCAACACCCCCAAAGAGGAAGAATTCAGTTTAATTTATATCCATTTCAAGAAAAAGTATTAACTTTATTTAGGGATAACCCTTATTCTATTGTTTTAAAATCTAGACAATTAGGTTTATCTACCTTATCTGCTGGTTATTCTCTTTGGATGATGTTATTTGCTAAAGATAAAAATATACTTTGTATCGCTACAAAACAAGAAACTGCTAAAAACATGGTAACAAAGGTTAAATTTATGTATGAAAATTTACCTTCATGGCTTAAAGTAGACGCCGCTGAAAATAATAAACTAAATTTAAGATTAGTAAATGGCTCACAAATCAAAGCAACATCAGCTAGTAGTGATGCTGGTAGATCAGAAGCAGTATCTCTTCTAATAATTGATGAGGCAGCTTTTATTGATAATATTGCTGAAATTTGGGCATCAGCACAACAAACATTAGCTACTGGTGGTGGCTGTATTGCATTATCCACTCCATATGGTACTGGTAATTGGTTTCACCAAACATGGACAAGAGCTGAATCTGCTGAAAATGATTTTTTACCTATTAAGTTACCTTGGTATGTTCATCCCGAAAGAGATGAAGCATGGAGAAAAAGACAGGATGAATTATTAGGTGACCCTAGAATGGCAGCTCAAGAATGTGACTGTGATTTTAGTACTTCTGGAGATATTGTTTTTTATCCTGAATATATTGAATTTTTTGAAAAATCATACATAAAAGACCCAATGGAAAGAAGGGGTACAGATCAAAATTTATGGGTTTGGGAAACCCCAGATTATACTAGAGATTATATTGTTGTTGCTGATGTATCTAGGGGTGATAGTAAAGATTATTCGGCATTTCATGTAATAGATGTAGAAAATAATGTTCAAGTTGCCGAATATAAAGGGCAAATTAATACAAAAGATTATGGGCATTTATTAGTTGGTATTGCCTCAGAATATAATGAGGCATTATTAATTATAGAAAATGCTAATGTTGGTTGGGCAACAATACAGGTAGCAATAGATAGAAATTATCAAAATTTATATTATTCACCCAAATCAGATCAACCTAACGTTAATTCATATTTTGATAAGTACCAGGATCATTCTAAAATGGTTCCTGGTTTTACTATGTCTTCAAGAACAAGACCAATGGTAATAGGAAAGTTTCAAGAATATTTAAGTGATAAGGGTGTTACATTTCAATCTAAAAGACTAATAGAAGAAATGAAAACTTTTATTTGGAGAAATGGTAGACCGGAAGCCCAATCGGGTTATAATGATGATTTAGTTATGTCTTTTGGTATAGCTATGTATATTAGGGATACCGCTTTAAAATATAGACAAAGAGGAATTGATATAACAAAACAAACATTAAATAATATGGGAGTTAATCGAACTAAATATCAGGGAGGATATGGTTTTGCTAAAGGTCCTGATAATCCTTATCAAATAAAAACAGATAAGGGTGGAGAAGACATTAGTTGGTTAATAAGGTAATATTTATAACAATAATTATATATTAAATGGCAGATACAAGTGTATTTTCAAGATTAAGAAGATTATTTTCAACTGATGTAGTTATCAGGAATGTGGGAGGTAATCAAATAAAAACAATTGATACTGATCATATTCAAAGTAGTGGTCAATATGAAACAAACGCATTAGTAGATAGATTCAATAGAATTTATACTACACAACCTTCATCATTATATGGTGCTCAATTTAATCTTAACTACCAATGGTTAAGAACGCAGTTATATTCTGAATATGATGTAATGGATCAAGATGCAATCATAGCATCAGCATTAGACATTTTATCTGATGAAGCTACATTAAAAAACGATATGGGGGAAGTGCTTCAAATTAGAAGTTCTAATGAGGATATTCAAAAAATTCTATATAATTTATTTTATGATGTACTTAATATTGAATTTAATCTATGGATGTGGATTAGACAAATGAATAAGTATGGTGATTTTTTCCTTAAATTAGAAATAGCAGAAAAATTCGGTGTTTATAACGTAATACCCTATACAGCTTACCATATTGAAAGAATAGAAGGACAAAACCCAGATAATCCATCGGAAATAAAATATAGATGGAACCCTGAAGGATTTGCTGGTAGTTCTTATGGTTATTATAATTTACCTAATCAAGTAGAAGGAGATAATTCAGGTGTAACTTATGATAATTATGAAATGGCTCATTTTAGAATGGTATCAGATGTAAATTATCTTCCTTATGGTAGAGCTTATATTGAACCAGCTAGAAAGTTATTTAAACAATATACATTAATGGAGGATGCAATGTTAATTCATAGAATTGCTCGTGCCCCAGAAAAAAGAATATTTTATGTTAATGTTGGAGCTATACCTCCTAATGAAGTAGAAGCATTTATGCAAAAAACTATTTCAAACATGAAACGTACTCCTTATATGGATGAAAAAACAGGTGAATATAATTTAAAATATAACATGCAAAACATGTTAGAAGATTTTTATATTCCTGTAAGAGGAAATGATAGTGCTACTAAAATAGACACTACTCCAGGTTTATCTTATGATGGTATTCAGGATGTTGAATATTTAAGAGATAAATTATTTGCTGCTTTAAAAATTCCAAAAGCATTTTTAGGTTATGATGAAAATGTAGAAGGTAAAGCAACATTAGCGGCTGAGGATATTAGATTTGCTAGAACAATTGATAGAATTCAAAGAATAGTTTTATCCGAATTAAATAAAATAGCCCTAGTACATTTATATACTCAAGGGTATACAGCGGAAAATATGACAAATTTTGAATTGTCAATGACTACCCCGTCTATTATTTATGATCAAGAAAGAATTGAATTACTTAAATCAAAAGCGGAATTAGCTGGTACTTTATTAGAACAAGGATTAGTGCCTTCCGATTGGATTTATCATAACATATATCACTTTAGTGAAGATCAATATGATGAGTATAGAGATTTAGCCAGAGAAGATGCTAAACGTAAGTTTAGATTAGCACAAATTGAGGCTGAAGGTAATGATCCTGTACAATCTGGTAAATCTTATGGTACACCTCATGATTTAGCTTCTTTATATGGTAAAGGTAGAATGTACTCTGATCCAGGTAATGTACCTGAACCTGAAAAATATAATAAAGATAATTTAGGAAGACCTAAAGATGGGATAACTAATAGAGGTAAACAGGAAAATAATTTTGGTAAAGATCCGTTAGGTACTAAAAGAATGAAAGACACAGATAAAAATGAGGGTAGTAAACCTTTATCCGAATTTGAAAGTGCTAAAGTAACCTATTTAAAAAATAAGGATCTATTCAAATCTCTTGAAAAAAATAAAAAAAAGTTAATATTTGAAGAGGATAAAGATGATTCTGGTTTATTAGATGATACTCAGTTGAAGAGTAAATAATTTGTACATATTTATAAATAAATATATTTTTTAATGAAAATCAAACATTCTAAGTATAAAAATACTGGTATATTATTTGAATTACTAGTTAGGCAAATAACTGCGGATACTTTAAAAGGTGGTGATTCACCCGCTATCGATTTACTTAAATCTTATTTTGTAAAAACAGAATTAGGGCGTGAATATAAGTTATATGAGTCTGTTATTAAATCTAAAGTTTTAAATGAAAGTAGAGCTAATATTTTAATTTCTACTATTTTAGAAAATTCTAAAAAGTTTAATAGAACTGTATTAAAAAAACAAAAGTATAACTTAATTAATGAAATAAAAAAGCATTATAATTTAGAATCCTTTTTTGGTTCTAAAGTAAAAAACTATAAAGAAATTGCTTCTGTTTATACATTAATTGAAAGCTATAATACAGCTGAATTAACAGATATTAAACAAATTAATCAAAATAAAGTTACTTTGTTAGAGTTTTTAACTAAACAAGAAACATCTAAGCCAACAGATGAGCTAATGAACGAATTTTCTAATTATGATAAAGATTTAAGACAATTAACTTATAGAGTTTTATTAGAAAAATTTAATGATAAGTATGATAGTTTAAGTATTGAACAAAAAGGAATCTTAAAAGAATTTATTTATTCTGTAGATTCAACACCATCTTTAAGAGAATTTTATAATACTAAAGTAAATAATCTAAAGGAAATACTTAATAATGAATCTGATAACATTAAAGACACTGCTACTAAAATAAAAATAACAGAAGTAGCCAAATTACTATCAGAAATAGATAAAAATACTAAGGTAGATAGTGATAACTTAGTTGATTTGTTACAATATTATGAACTAGTAAAAGAAATTCAAGTAGCAAATGGCAAATTACAAGTTTAAACTTTCTGAAATGTCAAAAAAAGGCTCGCCTAAGCAAGCTGAAGAAGAATTTGACTCTCCGTATGAAACATTAAAAGTTGGTAAAGTATCATTTAGTGACGATGGTACATCAAAATCTACTATAACTAATATTGATAGTGAAACAGGTGCAGTACAATGGACAATAACACAATTACCTGGATTTGATAAACTTTATGATGAATTAGATGAATTAGTTAGTACTGCTAAAAGAACTTATGTTAAAACCAAAGATGATAAAAAGTTTAGAGAATTTTACGATGAAATTCGTCAAATAAGAAATAAAGTAT